CAAGATGCAGGGCCGCAACTGGCAGGGCGGTCAGGCCAAGAAGCCCGCCTCTGGTGCTGCCTCTGACAAGTCCAAGGCTGCTGGCAAGACCGCAAAGCAGGTTGTCCACGGTGACGCCAAGCGCGGCATGACGTTCCAAGAGGCTACACGCCGCAATCGTTCGGATGAATATCTGAAGGAGCGCATGCGCCCCAAGAAGAACCTTCTTGATCTCTTCAAGAAGAAGCGTTAATAAAAAATGGCGCGGTGGTAGCTCAATGGCAGAGCTACAGCCTTCCAAGCTGAAGACGCGGGTTCGATTCCCGCTCACCGCTCCAATTAAGTGGGTTAGAGAAGAGGCCATCTCGTCAGCCTCATAAGCTGGAGATCGGGGGTTCGAATCCCCCACCCGCAACCAACATGACCGTCCCAATAACGGGGCGGTCTTCTCTTTTGGAGGCTACAATGGATGCTGACTGGACGTTCATTGTGTTCGTGGTTGCCCCCTTGATTGCACTTCTTGCGATTCATTTCTTCGGGTTTTAGCACGGCACAAACATGACATATGGTAAAGATTAAAGAGGAATCCTCCGGGGTTCCTCTTTTTTGTTTGACAATTCTTTTCGGATTGGACATTGTGCCTCCACTCACATGGAGGACTGAATGAAATATATTTTTGATTTGCTTGTGCAGATATGCGCCATGTCTATGGTCGCATCAATGGCCATCATGCTTCTGGTGGCGGCTGGCGCTGTTGTTTATGCAGCATGGAAGATTGTCACAGAATGAGTGATCTTGACCCCGACAATCTTGTGATTGACCCACCCGGTGGCTGGAAATACGGGTTCCCAAAGAAAATCCCGAAGGAACACCAGCACCGCACATTGGAATGGTTACTTGAGAATGGCTACCCCGAAAAAGAGATGAAGTCCTATGGAAACCATTTCTATTGCAGATATTGGAATGCAGATGCTGAAACCTGAGCAAGTGCCAAATGAAGTTGCGCTAACATTTGCAAAAGCATGGGTGGAAACACCAACCATGTCCATTAAAGCAGGTCTAGCAGCCGCCATCAATGCGTGGCCGGGTAAGGAGATTGAAATGGTTGGAGACGATTACGATTTCCTCATCCTACCTCTGGAGACAGGAAGCTGGCGATGAGTAACGAATACCAAGAAAGCTATCACTTCATCGTGTCTCATCCCGAAGCCGTAGCAAAGGAAATGACACGATACTGCGCCACCATCACCCGCCTCACGGCAGAGATCGAGAATCTGCGGGCGGCGCTGGGAAACGCAGACGCTTGCATTGTTTGCGGCCAAAGAGAGCAGGCCCGCAAGGTAATCCGCGCCGCGCTGGGAGGTGAGTGATGCTGAAGCCTGAACAGGTGCCTGATGAGGTGGTGGCTGCGGCGCGTGAAGCGTGGCTGGGGTCAGATGTAAGCGCACAAGAAGATTGGCGTATTGCCATAGCAGCCGCCATCAATGCGTGGCCGGGGAACAGGATGGAAACAGAATATTTCACTCATTGTGGAGACTATTGGGAACCAGCCGTCATCCTCCCCTTGCCGCAGGAGTCTGGCGATGAGTGACATGAAATGCCCGCTTGGCGAGGACTGTGACCTTACCCTCGCGTGGATGATGGGCGCGGAGCGGGCAAAGGACACGATCAAGGCGCAGGCCGCTGAGATCGAGCGCCTGCGGGCGGCGCTGCGGGAAATCAGCGAACGGCACGTTCCCGACCAGCCATCATGCCTTGATATTGATGAGGCGGATTACGTCAGGCGTCAGCACACTGAACTGCGCCGTATCGCCCGCGCCGCGCTGGAGGGGAAGTGATGACACCTGTGTCTAATGAGATTGAACAGGCGCTGAACCGTCTGTACGATGTGTACACCGCTGCCTGTGAGAAATACCGCAAGAAGATTGCGGAGCAAGCCGACGAGATCGAGAAGCTGCGTAAAGACCTAAGTTTGTCGGTTCTTTCAGACAGCGAATACTGCAAGGTTCTGGAACGTGAGAATGAAAGGCTGCTGAAGTCTCGCAATCGTTGGGCTGACAAATACAATAAGTTACTGGTTAAACACCGCGCCGCGCTGGAGGGGAAGTGATGATTATCGAAGAGAAGAAAGCGGGTGAGTTCAATTGCTGTCAGCGCACACGGCAGACTCACAAACCCTGCGAAGGTTACCGCTGCATGGCGTGGAGGTGGGTATTTGAAGAGTATGTGACCGACGACCATCTGGTCACTTACGAGGAGAAGACCCACGGCTATTGCGGCCTTGCGGGGAGGCCGTGATGCTGAAACCTGAACAGGTGCCTATTGAGGCATGCAAGGCGCTGCGGATCATCGCGGATGAAATGGAGCGGGACGGCAGTGACTTCCGCACCGACGAACACGGGATTGAGGCGCTGTCCTTGCGGGAGTGCGCCAACACTCTCGACCGGATGGCCGATGAAATCGAGAAGCTGAGGGCGGCGCTGCTGTGTTTCAAGGCGATGATGGCTGACGATAGATACGATGTTGGAGAAGTGGTCGAAGAGTTTTCCCAAATAGCCCGCGCCGCGCTGGAGGGGAAGTGATGGATAACGATGAAGCCTACGACATGGGATACACAGATGGGCATCAGGATGGGGAGCGTGATGCTTGGTTGATTGCCACACCGATCATTCAAAAACTGCGGGCTGCGGTGGAGAAAATACATCAACGCAGTACCGAGGTATACATCATCGAACTTGCCCGCGCCGCGCTGGAGGAAAAGTGATGAGATATCAGCGAACAAAGCCACCAGCAAATAACATGGGCGTAAACCCTGTTATTAAGTGGATTTGGGACCAAATGAGTGAGAAGAAGATCACTCAGGAGGCTTTAGCCAAGAAAGCCGGAATAAGTGCCGCAACGATCAGGAACTGGGGCCAAGGCAGAAGCTCTCCCAAACTTCAGGACGTACAATGCGTTTTGACCGTACTTGGCGCTGAGATTTTCGTCATGCAAACCAAAGAAATAATGGTTTAAACACATGGACTGGTCTGAATATTATATGGGTTTTGCGAGCCTTGCCTCCAAGAAGAGCAAGGATTCCACACAGGTTGGTGCTGTTCTCGTTGGCCCCGATGGGGAGGTCAGATTGACCTCCTACAACGGCCCGCCAAGGGGCGTCCACGACTTCGCTTCTCGGCGTGAAAGGCCGATGAAGTATATGTTTTCTAGCCATGCAGAGGCCAATATCGTGGCCTTTGCCGCTAGGGAAGGAATTCGGACAGGCGGATGCACGGTGTATGTTACCCATATGCCGTGTGCTTCATGCGCCCGGAGCCTCATACAAGCTGGCGTGAAACACGTTGTGTATGGGAATGGAACAACATCAATGCCAGCAGAAGAATTTAATGTCGCGGCTGTGATGTTTGAGGAAGCCGAAGTCAAGGTTTCGGCATTTGGAGGTACTGGATGAATAAATACAACAACTCTTTCGTTTCGGCACTATTTATGGCCGGGGTTTTGGTTTTTGCGCCAACGGCTAACGCCAAGGCAAATAGCGTCGAAGCCATGGTAAGGGCGGAGGCAGTCAGGCAAGGTGTACCTGTTAGTCTGGCTCTTTCTGTGGCCAAGCACGAGAGCGGGTTCCGCTGTGGTGCCGTTGGCCGTCATGGAGAAAGGGGAGTGATGCAGATCAAGCCTTCTACGGCAAGATCTATTGGGTACAGGGGATCGGCTGCTGGTTTAAACAACTGCTCCACCGGGATCCGTTACGGAATGATTTATCTGCGCATGGCATATAAACTTTCTGGTGGAAATACTTATCGGGCTGCTGTAATGTACAACGGAGGCCTCGGAACAAAGCGAAAGAGAAGTGCATATGCCGAAACGGTCACGAGAAAACATAATTACGGACGATATACTAAGCCAAATAAAAAGTGGCGAGGTAGAAGCCTTAATGATCTTGTGCATCAAAAACGATGAAGAGCGTATGTATCTTCATCAATTCCCCGATGAGGTTAGCGCACTTGAATTCCTCGAATTGATGACCTCTGGCCTTCGCGCAGATTTCTTTGAACGCTTATTGATGAGGACTATGAATTGAGTCACGTTCACACCGAAGATGGGTTTAAGTTCTGGCTTAAGCATGCAACTCCGGGCCAGAGTGTCGTTTACTACACCGGGTTCCTTATGCTTGATAAGGAAAAGCTCCTCCAAAGAGGGGTTATGCCCGAAAACTTCCCCGTCGAGATCAAGATCGCCAAAACAGTCTGGAACCATCATCTCTACGGAGATGTGGTTCTGACGCAATACAAGAAGGGACCATTCGTGTATGAATACCTCGCAACAAAGGTCTAAGGTCATTGAGACAAGGTTCATTTGGGCTCCTACGATTCAGGAGGCTATGAACAAGGCTGCCGATATGGCTTTTAGCGGCTGGTCTGTCGAGGGGAACCCCGCCCCAATGACGTTGAACGGCGAGTACGGAACCGGAATCTCTGTTGTGAGGATCACAAATGAATACTAAGAAGGGCGAACTCAACATCAACGTTGGGAAACTCAAGGGTAAGAAGGTCATGCTTGCCACGCCGATGTATGGCGGTCTTGGCAACACCATGTACATCTCAAGCGTATTGCAGCTTCAAGACCAGTTTATTCGTCGCGGAATAACCTTGCAGCATTGCTTTATGATGAACGAAAGCCTGATTGACCGGGCTCGAAATGGTCTGGTCAGCGAGTTCCTTGAAAAAAGCGATGCTGACTATCTTTTGTTTGTGGACGCCGATATTCAGTTCCGGGCAGATGATGTTCTGGCCATGATGTCCTACGAAAAGGATATCATCTGCGGCCCATACCCAAAGAAGCACATCAACTGGCCCGTTGTGATCGAGGCAGTTAATGCCGGAATCCAAAACCCCGCAGATCTCGAAAACCTTGTTGGCGAGTATGTGTTTACACCGCTTGAACACAATCCCAAGATGGAAGAGATCATTAAGGTTGGCGAAGCCGGGACTGGCCTTATGCTGATCCACCGCTCTGTGTTCGATAAGCTTAAGGAAGCCTTTCCAGAGAATAATTATGTCTCAGATCATTCACGAGATCTTTCCTCCGGTGTGGAAAAGAAGATGCACGCATTCTTCCGCACCGAAATCTTTGAAGGCCGTTACCTTTCTGAGGACTACTACTTCTGCAAGAAGTGGCGTGAAATTGGTGGAGATGTGTGGCTGTTCCCTTGGGCTCAGACAACTCACTTCGGCACATTTGGCTTTAAGGGGTCCGTTGGACACTTGGTCGATGCAATGGTGAAGATCGAGGCAAAGAAAAATGCAGGATGATCTTGAGGCCAAGATGAACGAAATGCTCTCAGGAAAGTTCTTCTGGGAGCCAACAGCGGATCTTGAGGATTGCCGTATCCCAGAGGTGATTGATATCCGTCAGGCTCAGAAGAGGATGTCTAGGCCGGAAGGCAAGACATACTCACTGAGAAGTTCCAAGGGAGACCCCACTGGTATTGACAGTGTCAAGAATGTGATGTATCTTGCAGAACAGATCGCAATCGTGCATGGGTGCGCCACATCTGATTTGATTGAAAAGAGTCGTGATCGTACCTTTTCTCTTCCAAAGCAGCATTATAGCTGGAGCCTTATGCGCTACTACCCTACTCTTTCCGCATCGCAATTGGCGAAGCTAATTGATCGTGAACATTCTACAATCATCAGATCTGCTCAGCGATTTGAACTTGTCATGGATAAATACAAAGATCAGATACGCTCTGTTGACAGGGCTATGTGGATAGGCTATTCAAACGAATAGCAGGCGAGCGCTTTCCCCCGAAGCATTGGCAGTGATGCACCGGATTTGTAACCCGGACAATCCAGCGCAACTCTGGACGGGGGAACCATTTGTTTGTGTTTTTGTTTGATCTGTATATAATGCAGATATGAACTATGCAGAACTCATAGACAAGATACCTGAAGAAGAGAAGCCGGAGATCCTCCGGCTTCTTCGTGCTTTAGAAGACGCGAAGCAGAAGGAAGCCGCACAGGACGGTTTCTTGGACTTCGTCAAGATGATGTGGCCCGGGTTCATTTCTGGACGTCACCACAAGATCATGGCTGATGCTTTTGAGCGCGTTGCGAACGGCTCCCTGAAGCGCCTGATCATCAATATGCCGCCCCGCCATACTAAGTCTGAGTTTGCTTCATATCTCCTTCCGGCGTGGTTCTTGGGTAAATACCCGGGCAAAAAGATCATTCAGACGGCACACACAGCAGAACTGGCTGTCGGCTTTGGCCGTAAGGTCCGTAACCTCGTTGGCTCAACCGACTACCAGAAGATATTTAGTGGTGTCGGGTTGCAGTCGGACTCCAAGGCAGCCGGGCGCTGGTCAACCAACAAAGGTGGCGAATACTTCGCTATCGGCGTTGGCGGTGCTGTGACTGGTAAGGGTGCCGACCTTCTGATCATTGACGATCCGCACTCCGAACAGGAAGCAATGATGGGCCAGTTCGATGTATCGGTCTATGACAAGGTATTCGAGTGGTATTCTTCTGGACCCCGCCAGCGTTTACAGCCCGGTGGCGCTATCGTGATCGTTATGACTCGATGGGCCAAGAGGGATTTGACTGGCCAGATCGTGAGTTCCTCGATCAAGAAGGAAGGTTCCTCCGAGTGGGAGGTCATCGAACTTCCGGCAATCATGCCATCTGGAGATCCGCTTTGGCCCGAATTCTGGTCAATTGACGAACTTCAGAAGCTCAAAGTGGAGCTTCCGATCTCCAAGTGGTCTGCTCAGTACCAGCAGGATCCAACGTCTGAGGAAGGCGCTCTGATCAAGCGCGACTGGTGGAATATCTGGGAAGGTGAAAAGCCACCCCCGTGCGATGCCGTTATTGTCGCAATGGACACGGCATTCTCGAAGACAGAACGCTCCGACTTTTCGGCATGCGTTTGCTTCGGGGTTTTTAATCATCCCAACGCAAGTGGCAAGCCTATTCCAAATCTGATCCTTCTGGACGCATGGAAGGACAAGCTTGAGTTCCCAGAGCTTAAGGCAACGACTGTCCAGTACCACAAAGACTGGCAGCCGGATATGTTCATCGTTGAAAAGAAGGCTTCAGGCGCTCCCCTTATCGCTGAACTTCGGAATGCTGGCATCCCGGTGCAGGAGTTTACACCAACCCGGGCTACCGGAGACAAGATTGTTCGTGTAAACGCAATCACGGATATATTTGCATCTGGCGTTGTTTGGGCTCCAGATGAGCGTTTTGCCGAGGATGTAGTCGAGGAATGCGCCGCATTCCCATCTGGTGATCACGATGACTATGTTGACGCCGTTACAATGGCCCTCATGCGCTTCCGTCAGGGTGGTTTTATCATCCCCACAGACGAGGAAGAGATTGATCTTCCCAAGCAATTCCGCAAAGAGCCGTTTTATTGATATAATGGCTTGAAATCAGAAAGATAAATCATGGCCGAACCCTACATCCCCATTTCCCCGGAAACAGCACCAATCAACGTGGATCTTCCCCCGGAGGATTACGGCCCGAACGTCACCCCTGATGAGGATGGTGGCGTAACCGTTGATTTTGGCAGTGCCACAGACGATGTGCAGCCGCCCGAGGAACATGCGGTCAATCTTGCTGAGCTTCTGGACCAAAGCGATCTGGATGCCATTGCTGGTGATCTGATTTCCAGCTTTGAGGATGATGTAGAGACCCGAAGCGATTGGGAAAAGGCCTACATTCAGGGCCTTGACCTCCTTGGCCTGAAGATCGAGGAGCGTACAATCCCTTGGCCGGGCGCATGCGGCGTTTACCACCCCGTCCTTACTGAGGCCGTTATCCGCTTTCAGGCGCAGACAATCATGGAGGTTCTTCCTGCCTCCGGTCCCGTTAGGACCAAGATCGTTGGAAAAGCCAATGAAGACCTGCTCAAGCAGGCAAATCGCGTTCAGGATGAGATGAATTATGTCGTAACGGAGAAGATGCAGGACTATCGCTCCGAGACAGAACAGCTTCTTTTCCGCCTTCCGCTGGCTGGATCAGCCTTCCGTAAGGTCTACTACGATGTGGTAAATGACCGCCCCGCAGCCGTTTTTGTGCCTGCGGAGGACTTCGTGGTTGCCTACGGCACAACAGATCTCGCCGCTTGCCCGCGTTATACTCATGTAACGCGCATGTACCCGAATGAACTTCGGAAATTACAGGTGAGTGGTTTCTACCGGGACATCGACATTCCTCCCCCGTCCCCGGACTACTCTAGCCTTCAGAAGAAGTACGATAAGGTAAAGGGCGAGACACCTTCATTCTCGGATGATACCCGGCACACAATCCTTGAGATGTGCGTCGATCTTGATCTGCCGGGCTTCGAAAACGAAGACGGAATTGAACTTCCGTATGTTGTGACCATCGAAAAGTCGAGCCGCGAGGTTCTTTCCATTCGCCGTAACTGGAAGGAAGGCGATCCGACATTCGAGAAGCGCCAGTATTTCGTCCACTACCAGTACCTGCCCGGCCTTGGTTTCTACGGCACAGGCCTTATCCACCTCATTGGTGGCATCGCCAAGAGCGCCACATCCATCCTCCGCCAACTTGTTGATGCCGGGACACTGTCCAACCTCCCGGGCGGTCTTAAGGCTCGTGGGCTCCGCATCAAGGGTGATGACAACCCGATCATGCCGGGCGAGTTCAGGGACGTTGATGTGTCTTCTGGCTCTATCCGCGATTCGATCACCTTCCTGCCCTACAAGGAGCCCTCTGCGGTTCTCTATCAGCTTCTTGGCAACCTTGTCGAAGAAGGGCGCAGGATTGGCTCTATTGCCGAGATGGACGTTGGGGACGCAAATCCCGAGGCTCCGGTAGGCACTACACTGGCCCTTCTTGAGCGCTCGATGAAGGTTATGTCTGCCGTTCAGGCCCGTGTACACGACTCCCTGAGCCGCGAATTCCAGCTTATTGCCGATGTGATCAAGGACTATATGTCTGCCGATTACGAATATGTCGTGAGCGATGACCCGAACAAAACGTTCAGCCGTCAGGAGGACTTCGATGACCGCGTTGATATCATCCCGGTGTCTGATCCGAATGCGGCCACAATGGCGCAGAAGGTTATGCAGTATCAGGCGGCGATGCAGCTTGCTCAGAACGCGCCTCCGGGCATGTATAACATGGAGTTGCTCAATCGCCAGATGCTTACCGCTCTGAACATTCAGAACGTTGACCAGATCATTCAGGGTCAGGCGCAGGCAGTTTCTACCGATCCGATCACTGAGAACATGAATGCAATGTCTGGTAAGCCGATCACGGTATTCCCAGAGCAGGACCATGATGCACACATCAAGGTCCATACCGCATTCATGCAGGATCCCGTTTACCAGCAATTCGTTTCCCAGAGCCCGAATGCTCAGGCGTTTACAGGCGCTATGCAGCAGCATCTTGCTGAGCATTTCGCGTTCTCTTACCGCCGTCAGATCGAACTTAAGCTTGGCGTTAGCCTCCCGCAGCAGGGCCAGCAGCTTCCCCCGGATGTTGAAAACGACATTGCGAAGCTTGCAGCAGTTGCCGCAGACAGGCTCCTTCAGCAGCACAATGCTGAAAAGGCACAGGCTCAGCAGCAGCAGCAGGCGAATGATCCGCTTACTGTCATGCAGCGTGAAGAACTTCGCATCAAGGAAGAGGCTGTCAAGGTTAAGGAGCAGGAGGCTCAGGCCGATGCTCGTTACAAGGAACAGAAGCTCATGCTTGAGGCTGCGAAGATTGGCTATCCTGTACAGGGGTTTTAATTGACAGAACTACAAGTGATCAAAAGCAAAATTCGTGAGCGTTTAAACCAAATTGCTGACGATTTGGCTGTTGGAGTCGCACTGGACTATAATCAGTACAAGTACCTGACTGGCATGATTGCTGGTCTTGCAACAGTAGAACGGGACATCGTTGACCTTGAAGAGATTCAGCGTAACGCTGAGTAATTTCGGGTTACACAACAATGTGCTGTATTATTTAGTTACACCCTAAAAGGTGCAATTCGCCGCAAGGCGCAGATCACAGGAATGTGCATGTACGAAGCTACAAAGCTATCGAAGGAAATCCTCGATAAGCTTCCCGACCCGAAGGGGTACAGGATTCTTATTGCGGTGCCTGATGTCGAAGAAAAGACAAAGGGCGGGATCATCCGACCGGATGTTCTCAAGTCTAAGGAGGAAACCGCCAGCATTGTTGGTCAGGTTATTTCCATGGGGGACGATTGTTATTCCGACCCCGACCGCTTCCCAGCGGGGCCTTATTGCCGTGAAGGGGATTGGGTGATGTTCCGGGCTTATTCCGGCACCCGATTCAAGATTGGTGGAAAGGAATTCAGGATCCTTAATGATGATACCATTGAGGCCACTCTTGATGATCCTGAAGGGATTGAGCGGGTTTAAACATGGATGAAGAATTTGAATCTGGCGACATCGTAGATGCCGTCGAGTCTCGCCAGCCAGACGAGAGTGCTGGCAGCGAGACAGATTTTCAGGTTGAGGTCGTAGACGATACTCCTCCTGAAGATAAGAACCGCCCTCGTCGTACTGGCGAGCCCGACATCCCTGCGGATGACGAAGTTGCCCAGTACAGCGATAAGGTAAAGAAGCGTATCAGCAAGCTCAAGTACGAGTTCCACGAGGAACGCCGTGCCAAGGAAGAGCTAGAGCGCCAGCAGGCTGCACTCGCTGATTACGCCAAGAAGGTGATTTCTCAGAATGAAAGCCTGAAGAAAGCCCTTCACTCTGGACAGTCAATTATCGCTGACCAGATGCAGAGCCGGGTGGAAACAGAACTTGAGATTACCAAGCGCCAGCTTAAGGAAGCTGTTGAACTTGGTGATATCGACAAGCAGGTAGAGGCGCACAAGAACATTGCTCGCCTCACTGTTGAGGCAGATCGTGTAAAGGGTTTCCGTCCGATTGAAATCGAGGAAACACCGGAGCCCGAGTTCCCTCAGTATGTGCAACAGACGCCACCGCCGCAGCCTGACAACAGGACGCTGGCTTGGGCAAAAAAGAATACATGGTTTGGCCGTGACCGAGAGATGACGGATTTTGCCCGTCACATTCACGACCGACTCGTGGTTTTTGATCGAATTGATCCCAAGACTGATGAGTATTGGAGTCAACTCGATAGGGAGATCCAGAAACGGTATCCCCATATTGCTAATGATGCGGAAGAGTTTGACAACAGGGCTCCGCAACAGAGGCAGAGTGTCGTGGTCGCTCCAGTAAAAAGAAATTCTACCCCGCCACGCAAAGTCCAGTTGTCATCCTCCGAGGTCGCCATCGCTAAGCGCCTTGGGCTTACCATCGAGCAGTACGCTGCCGAGAAATTGAGGTCCATGTAATGGATAAGCGCAAACCCCGCGAAAGCGAAACCCGCGAAGCTACTTCGCGCAAGCGTTCTTGGGCTCCGCCCACGGTTCTCCCCGAACCCGACAAGAAGGATGGATGGCGATACCGCTGGATCCGTACTTCGACGTTGAACTCTCAGGACAATACGAATGTATCGTCCAAGTTCCGTCAGGGATGGGAGCCCGTAGCGGCAGAAGAACATCCTGAGATCACAGTCCTTCGGGACCGCAAGTCGGACTTTAAGGATAACATTGAAGTTGGTGGCCTTCTCCTTTGTAAGGCTCCAGAGGAAATCATGGCTGAGCGCGATGAATATTATCGTGAAACCGCTCAGAATCAGATGAATTCTGTCGAGAACAACTTCATGCGTGAAAACGATCCGCGTATGCCTCTGGTCAAGCCGGAGATCTCAACGCGGGTAACTTTTGGCAAGGGGCGGGGATAACCCCGTCTCAAATTGAGGTAAAGAAACATGGCTTCTACAGCAGCCCCCTATGGTCTGCGCCCTGTTAATCTCATTGGTGGTCAGCCGTATGCTGGTTCGACCCGCCTTGTGAAGATCAACAATGCGTATGCCGCAAATCTCTTCTACGGTCAGCCCGTCTCTATCAATGCCGCTGGTGTCGTTGTCGCTGAGACAGGCACATCGAACGTTGCTGCGACAGGCGTTGTCGGCATCTTTATGGGTTGCACCTATACAGATCCGAACCTGAAGTACAAGCTCTATAAGCAGTATTGGCCGTCTGGCACTGTTGCGACAGATGCCTATGCCTATGTCGTGGATGACCCGGATGTGGTCATGCAGGGTCAGGCTGGCGGTGCGATCACTCAGGCTGATCTTGGCGCTAACATTGCGCTTGGTACATCGTCTGGTGACACTTCCTCTGGTAATTCCACAACCCCGCTCGGCACTTCCGCCGCCACAACAGCTACACTGCCGCTGCGCATTGTCGGCTTCGTTGACGGCCCGGATTCTGCCGTTGGCGATGCTTACACGGACATCCTTGTTAAGTGGAACATGCCCGCCGCTGTGTCGAGCAATAGCTCGAATGCTTCGGTTACGATGACCTACGGTCACTCGTACATGAACCCGACTGGCGTGTAATAGGAGAATATAGAAAATGGCTATTTCACGCGCACAACTTCTTAAGGAACTGCTCCCCGGTCTAAACGCTCTGTTTGGTCTGGAGTACAAGAAGTACGAAAACGAACACGAGGCGATCTACGAAACAGAGACCTCTGAGCGTTCGTTCGAAGAGGAACTGAAGCTCTCGGGCTTCGGCACGGCTCCGGTCAAGGGCGAAGGCTCGGCCATCCGTTACGACAACGCTCAGGAAGCTTGGACGGCTCGTTACAATCACGAGACCATTGCTATGGGCTTCTCCATCACCGAAGAGGCGATGGAAGACAACCTGTACGACTCGCTCTCCTCGCGTTACACCAAGGCTCTCGCTCGCTCGATGGCCTACACGAAGCAGGTTAAGGCGGCTTATCCGCTGAACAACGGCTTCTCTGGTGGTTCGTTCGTGTCGGGTGACGGTGTGACGCTGTTCAACACAGCCCACCCGCTCGTGTCTGGCGGCACAAACAGCAACACGCAGTCCACCCCGGCTGATCTGAACGAAACCTCGCTTGAGGCGGCTGTCATTCAGATTGCTGGTTTCAAGGACGAACGTGGTCTGCTTATCGCTGCTCGCCCGCGCAAGCTGATCGTCCCGCCGAACCTGATGTTCGTTGCGACCCGTCTGTTGGAGACTGAACTCCGCACAGCGACCGCTGACAACGACATCAACGCCATCAAGACAAATGGCACGATCCCCGAAGGCTACTCTGTCAACCACTACCTGACAGACACCGATTCGTACTATCTGATCACAGATATTCCGAACGGCATGAAGCACTTCGTTCGCACGCCGATGTCCACCTCGATGGACGGTGACTTCGACACAGGCAACGTACGGTATAAGGCCCGAGAGAGGTATTCTTTCGGCGTCTCGGATCCCTTGGGGATATGGGGCAGCCCCGGAGCATAAAGCTCTTCTATATCAACAAGTTAAAGCCGGGTTGCAAAACCCGGCTTTTCGTTTATTTGAACCCTTGGTGTAATATGGACCAAGGAGGTGGTTTGTGCCATACGCTGTTGATTTCTGCGGCATCTATCGAATCGTTAATAAGGCTACCAACGAATGTTATGTTGGACAGTCTCAGCGAGTCAAAAAGAGGCTTCGAGAGCATTTCAGGCTGTTAAGTTCTAATAAGCACCCGAATCCAAGGCTGCAAAACTCGTACAACAAATATGGCTCAGATTCATTTAGTGGAGATGTTTAAGTGCTCGTTGAGAACTTCCAAGAGCTAGACATGCTTGAGGAAAGCTTCATCAAGGGGGACATCAAATTCGATACTCCCGTGGTGTTCAATATCGCCAATTTTGCAAAAGCCCCTATGCGCGGCAGGTTCCATTCTGAGGAAACCCGTTGTAAAATAAGGGAAGCAAAGGCTAAATCGAAGTTTGACTATAATTCTGAAGGCTGGAGAAATGCCTTAAAGGCAGGACAGCTTCGCAGGAACCTTGAAGACAAAGAATTTGTTGAAAAGGTAAGGTTCATCTTACGAAACGA